GTGGTGGTGGTGGTGGTGCTGGCGTAAATCCAAACGGAGTAAATCCAAATGGAGTAAATCCAAATGGAGTAAAACTAAAACTTGTAAAAGAAGTAGATGCTGCAGATGTAGAAGAGTTTCCATTAGCATTTGTTGCATATACTGTATATGTTTGGGATGTTCCTGCTTCTTGAGGAACGTTAGCAGAAAGAGTTGACCCGTTTACTGAACCTGTCTTACCATCACTAGATGCCCATGTATATCCTGTAATTGTACTTCCACCAGTTGCTGGTGCTACCCAAGTTACAATGTCTGTTGCTGTACTTGCAACTGAACTAATTGTTGGTGCTGCTGGTGTTGCTGGAACTGTTGTTGCTGTAATAGAACTAGATGCACTAGAAGCATTAGAAGTTCCAACTGCGTTTGTTGCTGTTACTGTAAATGTATAAGCAGTATTAGATTGTAAACCCGCTACAGTTAATGGCGAAGAAGCACCAGATGCTGTATAACCGCCAGGGGATGAAGTGACTGTAAATGATGTAATTGGTGAACCATTACTTCCACCAGATGTAAAAGAAACGCTTGCTGCGCCATTATTAAATGCACGAGATGTGCCAATATTTGTTGCAGAAACGCTTACAGGTGCATTAGGTTTTCCCGCACCCTGAAAACCTAAACCTCTTACACCTGCTCCTCTTCCACCAATAATGGGCATTTATTTTTCCCCTTATGCAAACTTCGTTTGTGATCCAAAGGCTGTAAAAGCAGCGTTTCCTGTCTTTACTATAGTGTATGAATAAATATCGATGCTGTTTGCATTACCTGCAGATGGTGCTGTACCATTCTGCCACTTTGGAGTTATGCTAGAGCCATCAACTTGGAATCCTGTTTGATAGTATGGAGTTGCTCCATTTGTAACAAAAAATACAACTGTAATAGAGTCGTTTGTTGCAAGGCTATCATTAAGTGTTGCTCCTGAACTACCACGAACATTTAGTGTCCAGTTAGCACTTGCATTTGAAGTGTAATATAAAATTCCACTTGTTAAAATATCTAAAGCAATTGTTCCAGTTGCAGCGGTTGCTGATACTGACCAACGCTCTTCTGGTCCACGAAGAATTGGATTTACTGATAATGCATTGTTTAAAGTTGGACTTGTTAAAGTTTTATTAGTTAATGTTTCAGTTACATCTTTAAGAGCAGTTCCGTTTATAGAATATGCTTTACCTGAAGCAAGGTTTAAATGCTCTGAAGATGTCCATGAATCTGTAGCGTCTACCCAGTTAAATGTCTTATCTGTTGCACCCTTTAATGTGATACCGCCACCATCAGCAGTTGTATCTGTAGGTGATGCTACATCTGCAAGAACAATATTCTTATCTTCAACAACTAGGTTGGTTGAGTTAATATTTGTTGTTGTTCCGCTTACAGTTAAGTTTCCTGAAAGAGTTAAGTCTGTTCCTGATACCGCTCCAGTAAATGTTGCTCCAGATAGGGCTGCTACGTTTGCTGCTAAAGCAAGCGTTCCTGTTCCATCTGGAAGAGTGATAGTTCTATCAGCAGTTGGTTCACCAGCCTGTAAAGTTGTTTCAAATTCATCTGCTGTTGTACCTTCAAAAACAATATTGTGTGGTGAAGGAAGATAAATACCATGGATTGTTGGTGTTTGTCCAGTAGCAGTAATCGTTGGTCCATTGATTGTTGGAGTAGTTAAAGTTTTATTTGTAAGTGTTTCTGTTTTTGAAGCAGTTGACTTATCATCTAATTGTGTCTGGATTGCTGAAGTTACACCGTTAAGGTATCCAATTTCAGTATCTGAAACATCAGTCACTCTAAGTTGAACTGTGCCTGTTTCATCTGGAAAAGTTATTGTGCGGTCTGCTGTTGGATTTGTAACTGTTAAAGTAGTTTCATGAGCATCTGCAGATGAACCTTCAATTACAATTCCTGAATCTGAAAGTGTAAGTCCTGAAATCACTGGACTTGTAAGTGTTTTATTTGTAAGAGTCTGTGTTCCAGTTTCAGTTACTGTTCCTGCTGCAATATCGGTTGTAAGGGCTACTGTGCCTGTTGCATCTGGAAAAGTAATGGTACGATCAGCAGTTGGGTTTCCTGCTGAAAGTGTAAGTTCAAAGTCATCTGCTGAAGAGCCTTCCATTGTGATTGTTGAAGTAAATACACCAATGTTAGTAATGTCTGAAAGGTTACCAGTTGTAATAACTGTACCAGTAACATCTGGAAGAGTAATTGTGCGGTCAGCGGTTGGGTCTGTTGCTGTAATGGTCGTTTCAAAAGAATCTGCTGTTGCGCCTTCAAAAGTAATGCTTGTACCAAAAGCAGGGTTAACAGTAGAGTTAACGTCAGAGAAGTAGTCTAGGCTTGTCCAGTTATTTACACCGTCACCAATTTTAAATTTATTTGTATCTGATTCCCAACCCATTTCGCCAGCATTTAATACTGGTCCTGCTCCACCGTTTGTAGAGATCCACTGCGCTGCAGTTCCTCTACGCTGTTGCATTCTGGTTGCCATTTATTACTCCTTATACTTAGTTATATTATAACAGATAATTAGTTAAAGTTATCTGTTGCTATCCCGCCGTCGTACGTTGCTTCAAAATCTGTAGTGTTATAAAGTCCAGCACTTACAAGAACTCCAGGTTCATAATAAAATCCAGCATCAATAAATCTACTTACAACTAACCCAGTTCCATCAATTGATGTGTCATGAATATGATCAGGCAATATTTCAGAATCTTCAAGGGTAGCAATTGCAATCCATTGAGAATCATAGTAAACATGTATGCGTTCTGTTACTGTATCAAACCATAAATTTCCATTTGCTGGAGATGCTGGCTGTGTTGTTCCAATTGTTGGGGTTCCAACCGCTGTGTCTACATATAGTTTTGTTGCTGCATGTGCATTTTCAGTAGGAGTGGCAACTGTGACTGTTGATCCAAAAGTTCCGCCAAGGGCTACATTTATCCCGTGCTTTACCTTAAAGTCTTTGTTTACTGTTGCCACTTCCGACCTCTATTTCTTTTTATGCTTCGATATAAGTTTCGCTTACTTTAACAGCAGTATCTGCTGATGCACCAGTTACCTGAAGAAGAACGTTTCCACCGTTGTAAACAGCGTTAGTTGTTCCTAGTTCAGCGTTGCTGATTACATCTGCATACTCTGTTAAGTAAACGTTATTTGATCCATCAACTGTAACAAGTAATTCAATTACTTCAATATCATTACCTTTTTTCATTTGTACGATATATTTAGCACTTGAGTATGTTGTTGCTGAGAATGTATCAATTGTTGTTGCTGAAGTTGAAGCGGTAGCAAGAGCAGAACCAAGAAGAACATCTGGAAGAGCAATACTTGTCGCTGCTGCTGCACCAAGAGTTGGTGTAACAAAGGTTGGACTAGTAGTAAATGCTACTGTTCCAGAACCTGCTTCATCGGTTAATACTGCTGCAAGGTTTGCAGAAGATGGAGTTGCAAGGAATGTTGCTACGCCAGTTCCAAGACCTGAGATACCAGTTGCTACTGGAAGATCAGTTGCATTTGTAAGTGTTAATGAAGTTGGTGTTCCAAGGTTTGGAGTTGTTAGTATTGGTGATGTAAGAGTCTTATTTGTAAGAGTCTGTGTTCCATCAAGTGTGACTACAGTTGAATCAATATCAAGAGTATTTCCAGTCTTATCTAATCCTGTACCAGCAACAATTTGTCCCAAACCAGTAAACTGAGTGAAGGTAAGCGCTGTAGTTCCAACTGTGATTGCACCATCGTTAGTTAATACATAACCTTGGTCAGCATTTGTAGTTCCTTGTTCTACGAATACCGCAAAATTTGAAGTAAGTTCAGCACCTGTATCTGCATCAGTTGAACGATCTGGAGCACCAGATGCCTTAACTACATAAATACCGTTTTCTGAACCAGTTGACTGATTCTTAACAAGAACACGGTCACCTGTAGCAAGAGTTACTCCGTCAAGAGTATCTCCATTTTCAAGAGCAGAGGCAATTGTTACGTTGCCAGTTGTTGCTGCACGTACTGATGCTTTCCAGTCAATGCCTTGTGCTGCTGAGTCTACATAAGCCTTTGTTGCAGCATCTGTTGCATCAGTTGGTGTACCAAGACCTGTGATCTTGTTTGTACCCATTGCAATTGCGCCAGACATTGTTCCACCAGCAGTTGCTAGTTTTTCACCAAGTGATGTTGAAAGTCCTGAAATCTTTGACTGATCAATTGCTGCTGATGCACTGATATCACCATTTACAATTGTTCCGTCTGCAATCTTATCTGAAGTTACTGCACCATTTACAATCTTTGCTGTTTCAACAGAGTCTGCAGCAAGTTTACCAGCGGTTACATTTAAATCTGTAATTTTTGCTGTAGTTACTGCACCATCTGCAAGTTTGCCAGTGGTTACGTTTAGGTCTGCAATCTTTGCTGTGGTTACTGCACTATCTGCAATCTCTGCTGTATTTACAGCACTATCTGCAATCTTAGAATTTGTAACTGAGTTTGATGCAAGTTTTGCTTCTGTTACGTTAGCGTCTTTAATCTTTACTGTCTCTACAGAATCTGCAGCCAATTTTGCTGCTGTTACGTTAGAATCAACAATCTTTGCTGTTTCTACAGAATCTGCAGCAAGTTTAGCAGCAGTTACATTTGCATCTTTAATCTTTGCTGTTTCTACAGAGTCTGTAGCAAGTTTTACTGCTGTTACATTAGAATCTTTAATTTTTGCTGTCTCTACAGAATCTGTTGCAAGCATTGTTGCTGTAACTGTGCCAGTATCACCAGATGTAACCACAGTACCTGATACGTTAGGTAGTGTGATTGTACGGTCTGCTGTTGGGTCAACTACTGTAAGAGTTGTTTCAAACTCATTCGCTGTTGCACCTTCAAAGGTGATTTGTGTATCAAATACACCAACTGCTGCTGGGGCTGACCACTCAACACCATATGTTGCAGATGAGTTTGCTGTAAGTACTTGACCGTTTGTGCCAATTGCTAAACGAGCAACTGCATCGTCTGCACTACCTACTAATAAATCACCTTTAGCATCAATTGTGCCTGCTGTGATTACGTTCTTTCCATTAACGGTCGCAGTTGATCCCTCAACTACCAGTCCCGCTTTTACTCTAAAATCTTTTGTTACGGTTGCCATCTTTTATCTCCTTGGTTAAGCCTTTAATCCCATACGCATGTAGCGCAGAGTTATAGGGGTTTGTCCGCCCACTGGAACCACAGTTAGTGAAACTGTATCCCCAGCCCTTGAAACAGAGATGGTGCCAATATTCCCATCGTTATCTATCGTTGCATATTCTGTAACTGAAACGTCTGTTCCATCTACAAGAATATTCATCTCTGTGGCGTAAAATTTATTTGCGCCACCAGAAGTCTTTTTAATTGAGATTACATATCTCATTGATCTAAATTCGCTTGCTAAAAAGTTATCAAATACTGTTGAATTTTCAATGCCATTGATTGTTGATTCGTTATTTCCAGAACTACCCAAATCTGTTGCTTGTGCTGATAGGGTGTCAATTAAATCAACATAGTTTTCCTGGGTTGGTCTATCTCCAGTTTGAAATAGTGATTTTACTGCTGCGAGTGATACTTTAGCCATGATGAAATTATATCACATTATTAAAGAATATAGTTATTAATTCCGATTATTTGAAGCCCAATTCCAGGTACGGCTGTTGGTGATATTCCAATGTTTGTAAACCTTACCCTAAAGGGCAAAACCTCTTGTATCTTTGTAAACCTTACAAACCCATCTATTTTAGTTTTAGGATAATTTATCCTAGAAATTTTTTCTGATTTATTTTTAGATAAATCTATAATTGTTGCATAAGCCATTACGACTCATCGCTGTTTGTAATATCTTCAATAACTGTTAATACGCCACGAGCAACTGTCCATACCCTGCTAGCATCTCTTAATTCAATATCAAAAATATCTCCAGTATTTAAACTTTTTGATTGAGTAGATGTTAAGGATACTGTGAATTCTCCATCATCATCTGTTGCTAGGGCAACAGGGGTAAGGTTTAACACTCCTGCTGGATCTGCATCATTTAAATTTCCTGCAACTGCTGGTCTTTTAATTTCCATTTCAATTGTCCATTCGGAAATATCAAGTGGATCTTTGTTATCATCTGTTACGTATACTCTAAATGCTGCACTGTCTCCTTTTACAATTGTCCAATTAACTGTAGGTGGTGCAGAGCCAATTGAATAAGAATCTTGTTGTGAAGATCTAAGTGTTGCCATTATGATAATCCTGCTTTCAATGATCCCCAACTACCGTTGCCTTTTGGCTGACCAACAATTAATATTCCAGTAGTTGCATTAGCCTTTCCGACTATTGCTACTGCTCCAGAACCAGTTGCTGGTTGTGTTGCTGTTAATCCTCCACCATCTGCTACATAAAGAACATTGCCAGCAGTAAATGAATTTGTATTTGCATCAAGAATTACACCAGAAACAGTAACAACGCCATCGGTGTTATTTCCAATTGCAGAACTTGTTAATCCTAATACTGGAAATGTAGCAATATTGTCAGAGTCACATTTTCCTATTGTTGTTTTTGTGTTAAATCCAGTAACATAAACTGGTGTTGCTTTTGCAATACTTGCACCACTTACATTTCTAACTTCTATTGTATGATTTACAAGATTAGGAAGGATTAATTCAATTTGTTCCGCTAAATCTTGTAAATCTTCATGAATGTTTACTGGATCGCTAGAAAGCGGATAAGGAAGATCGTAGTTTGCGGTTGCACCAGTAGCCATAATCTTATTATTATACCACTTCCTAAAGCAATATTTTTAATAAATGTGCGGGCATATTGATAAAGTTGACTTTAATCCCTAAATCATGTTATAATTAATACACTACCGAAAGGTAGTTTTTGTTTCTAAGGAGGTAACACTAATGAGAAACATTGAAAAGAAAGTTTGGTTGTGGTTACTATCTATCGTTGGAATAATTGCGCCTTTTGGCAATTTTGCTAATGCTTTAGATAATAATTTATTGACTAAGCAGTCTGTAGAAGTTGTTCCAGCCCCTCAAGGGGCTTTTCTAGTTTCTAAGGACAAAATATTAAAAAAATATGAAAATGCTCATAAATTAACTGATGAGCAGTTAGTTGAATTATTAAAGGCTATAGGTTTTAAAGGTAATTCATTAAGATCAGCGTGTGCAGTTGCTAAGGCTGAATCCAATGGAAGACCTTTTGCCTTTAATGGTAATACAGAAACTGGTGATAGTTCTTATGGGGTATTTCAAATAAATATGATGGGAGAACTGGGTCCTGATCGAAGAGAAAAATTTGATTTAGATTCAAACGTTGAATTGTTTAATCCAGTTACTAATTTAAAAATTACATTTCATATGACTAAGGGTGGAAAAGATTGGTCGGCATGGTCATCTATGAATGGAACACGTTATTTAGAGTGGTATAACAAATACCCTTGCAAATAACATAAATTTAAAAAATACCCCCATTGTAAAAATACTTTGGGGGTTTTATTATTTATGATATTTTAAATACTAATGAGGCAAAGACTCCATAACAAGCATTTGTTCTGTAAAGAAGTTGTCGTGTGGTTCACAGTGAATTGAAATATTAGACTTTTCAACATTGATATCTTCAACAATTTCAATATCTACGAAGTCATTTTCTTCAAAAGAATATCTTTGATATGTATTGTCAATCAAGTCTACCTTAGTATACTTTATAACATTATCTTTTTTAGTTAAGATATAGTGGGTTGGGGTAAATAGATCTCCATCTATATAAACATATTCTGATGAAGAGTTTTGTAAAGTAGATGTAACAGTTGTTTCTGCAACATTGGCAGTAAAGTTATCTGGATTAGAAATCCAAGATGTCCACTCTGCATCATCAAGATCTGATGGAATATTTAATCCTAATAAAATATCTCCTACTTTAATTTCACCAGCAGGCTTTAAACCATCTAAAGTTCTAATTTTGGTATTAATATCAATTGAGTTACTCCATGGTGGTGGAGGACCAAATTGATAGCCTCCTTCATATGGTGTAAACGAGAACGGTACTGGCGGTGGTGGTGGTGGAATAAATCCAAATGGAATAAATCCAAATGGATTATAATAAACTGGTGTAATTTGATTGCTTGGTTCTGAAAAATCTGAATCGATTATTGTGTTGTTTAACTTAACTCTAAAAGTGTATGAAGTTCCATTTGATAATCCAGTAACTGTAATTGGTGATCCAGATCCTGTATTAGAAATTGAATTAGGAGATGAAACAACGGTATACATTAAAGAAGAACTTGGTTTTCCAAGATATGCTGGTGCAGTAAAAGTTACAGTTGCTTGACTATCACCAGCAGACGCAGTTCCAATTGTTGGAGTTCCTGGTTTACGACCAGCAGATGATAGTACGGGTCCTAGTCTTGACATTATGCAACTAAGTCTCCAAGAACAACCCAAGAGTCTGTGGCACGTTTAATGCATACGGCAGATGACCATTGTGCTCTTAATTTTAATCCTGGAGTTCCATTTACCGTTGTAGTTCCAGCATCTGTTGCTGCTATAGTTACCTGTCCAGCACTAGTTTGTAAAATTGTAATTTGTGCTCCCGTTGCAAATGCGGCAGTGGCATTTGTTGGAATTGACAATGTTGATGAAGTTGACATTTCAACCATCTTTCCATTATCAGCAAGTACAAGTGTATAAGATGATGCTTGTTGATTTATTGCAAGATTTATAACTGGAGCAGTTAATGTTTTATTGGTTAATGTTGCGCTATTGGTAAGTGTAACATCTGGTGTTGTCCAGGCTAAACCCGATGCCGCTGCAGAGTTAGCAGTTAAAACTGTTCCATTACTTCCAACAGATAAAACAGAAAGTGTATCGTTTGCTGAAGCAGAAAGTAAATCTCCTTTTGCATTAAAATCTGATAAATTTACAGTTCCTGCAACGCTAACATTGTCTATCTGTGTTTGTAAATCATTAATTGTATAGGCTATAGATGGATTTATTAAAGATCCCTCATTAGAATTTGCTGTATTATAACTATAACTTCCGTAGTGGTATAGTCGCAATGCTGCCTGAATATCAGCAGGGTCTGCTAAACCTGGAATTTTAGTTGGTACTAAAGTACCTATTGATTCTGCTGCCATATATCACCTCTCTAGAATTATATCACAAAGATATTTTTTAAGATTCTTCATCAACTATAGTTATAAATAAATGCGTTGTTACTTGACCTTCTAGGACTGCCCAATCACCGTATGGTCCAGAATCTATGCTTTTTCTGTGTTCAACTGCTTTAAAATTTATTATTAAGTTATCGCCATTGCCAACAAGGGCGGGTATACTCATAGAAGCAGCAACTGGATTATCATGAATAACACTAAACTGAACACTAAAATTTTCAGCAGTTAGTGCGGTTGCCGTAGAAGTAATTATTTCATCAATTGGAACTACAATTGATGCTTCTCCATCAGAATATGTAGTTAAATAATTTTTAGAATAAATTGTTGGATTTAGTTTTAAAACTTCAATCCAAGTATTTCCACCAGGTTGAGAAACGTATTGGTATAAGTATCCATAATCTGCACCTGGGGATGTATTAATATATAAATCATTTAGTAGTGGGGTTTGTCCGATTTCATTAGTGTTAGGATTTCCAACACCAACAAATGTTTGACTGCCTCTGGTTCCAGTTGCGCCAATATCTAAAGATAACTCTACAACTTCTGGTGGACCCAAAACTGTAATATCATCATTATTTAATAAAACATCAGGCATTAGACTGCACCAGTAATATCATTTAATACAGAAATACTTCCAGTGAGCAGTGTATATATTTGAACTCCATTACTTATTTGAACATCATAAACATAATTTTCTAAATTAAAGGTTCTTCCTACTGCTGGAGTAATTGTACAAGTTATGATGTTTGTAGAATTATTAACTACCGCCGTACCTACGGTTTGAGTTCCTGTAGAGCCACGAGTTGTTGCAACTGTAAAGGTTGCAGAAAAGCCTGTTAAATTAAATGCTGAGCCATTTGTTGTTTTAGGGCGAATCACAAATTCAAATGTGTCGCCACGATAGTAATTAAAACTATAACTTCCTGGAAATGCCATTATTCCTCCTACTTTATTATACCATTAACAAACAGCAATATAAATACCGTTTAAAACTATATTGCTTTCATTATCTGCCCTGAATTGAATTGCCCCACCTAATGATTTAACTCTTTGAGCATCTAGGTATATGGTTTGGTTATAAGACATGTCATATGAGTATTGATATTTTAGGGTTGAGACATATCCTATTGGAGATTTTTCATAATCTGGAATAAATACCCTAGTCCAAACTTCTGTATTATTAATATATGTAGTTATAGTAAAATCATATCTTACATCTACTTTTGCTCCAATTTTTAAAGTTTTAAAATTAAAATTTTTTGATTCATTATTCCATAAAGTTTTTGTACCATTTGGTATATAAATTTCATTAGATTCTTTTTCGTCTTTTATAAAATTTATAGACACCCATCCATCATCTCCTCTTTCTGGGCCAAGTCTAATTTCACTTAAATTTTCATTACTATAATACGCCCATCCTGGATATTGACCAGATGCGCTGTCGTAGCCTTCTGCCCCCTTACCTGGTTCTCCACGAGGTCCTTGTGGGCCTTCGGAACCTTTATCTCCCTTATCTCCTTTTGGACCTTGTGGGCCTTGATCACCCTTTTCACCTTTTGGTCCAGTTTCACCTTTTTCACCCTGTATTCCAGGAACGGCGATATGTTGAACTCCAAAGTTTTGAGTATCTTGTATTGTTTCTGAATATTTTTTCTTTTTTGAAACGTCTGGAAAATCCATGCTTTTAGCCATGGCAGTATTACTTCTTTACTTTAAATACTTTTTTACCAATTTTAATAATTGGTGGAAGGTTATCTTTTTTTGCTGATATTTTTACTATTGGCATTATAAACCTGGCGTTACATTTCCTAAAACACAAATGGTACCAATTACTGGAGTCCAAACTGTGTCTGTATTTTGACCGCTTCCACCTTCAATTACTATTTGTAAGTCAAACTGTAATTCGGCAACAATTGAACGGTATTTAGAACCACCCCAATTTTCAGTAATAGATGCTGGGGCAAAAATCTCAACATATCCATCATCAGCGATAGTTATAAGTTCATCTAAAATATCACCGTTAGAATCATAAGATGTAGCCCTATATGTCCAGTCTGAAGTATCATATGCTGTGGTTTCGTCATCTTCAAAAAACTCTACTTTTAAAGTTGCACTATCTCCACGGACTACCGTCCACTGAATGTTGGCTGGTGTTGCGCCATATTTTTCAATTGTAGATACGCACATAATATTCGATTATACCATAAATATGCTAAACACCTAGGTTTAGGGTGGGGTGGGTAACCTAGGTGCTAGCACTTTAATTATAACATTATTTATATTATTAAATATGAATATTTATAAAAAAAAGTTATAATCCAGATATATTTAAATTGTTATAAAGTTGTTATAAAGTTGTTATAAAAATTGTCGGTAAAGTTAGAAAAATCCAGGAGTTATGGTGTATACTTAAAATATATAAAGAAAAGAATATACTATAAATAGGTTTTTAAGATATCTTTTATATATAATATATAGAGTTACTTGGAATGATTTTTTAAATGTTCGATCATTAAGTCAAAAATTTTTTCAGTCTTCTCTTCTAATCTTGTAATTTGGTCCTTCATTGAGGATCCA